GCTCCTTGGCCGCGTGGATGATCGCCCACTCGTCCGGGTTCGTGATGGCCTTCTCGTCCTCCTGGTTCCCCACGAAGCGTGAGAGCCATGCGTTATCGTGGTAGACGCGGATCATCCGCGCACCACGGTCAGCGACTCGTCAGTCGTCACCATAGCCCCCATGATGTACACGCCGTGCTCCTTGGCGAGTTGAAAGAGAATGCCCCGGTGATCCTCGTCGAGGCTTTCGAGGTTGTCCAGGAACAGGACCTTGAGCGCCAGGCCCTTCAGACGGAGCGTCGCGATCGAGAAAGCCACGGCCACGCGCCGCGCGGTGTTGATCTGGGCCAGAGGGATCCCTCCGATCTGGATCCCGGCATAGCCGATGGTCAGCCCTTCGATGGGGATGTCCGAGGCCATCTCGGCCTTGAAGACATCCAGGGCAGCGATAGTTGACGTCATGCGGTCCGCGGTGTCCTTGAACGAGTCCGCATCGCAGAGGAACCGCTCGGCCGTCTCGTGCATCGTGCGGGCCCGGGTGGCGTCGTTCTGATCCCGAAGAAGGGACGTCAGGGCCGCATCAGCAGCGTCGGCCTCGCGCTGCTGCTCGGAGAGCGCCGCCTTGTCCTCGGCAGCAGCCTGGTTCGCAGCCGCCATCTCGGAGTCGAAGGCAGCCTTCGCCGCAGCGATCGCAGCATCGCGCTTCGATGTCGCGGCCTGCTCGGCGGCTCGGAACTTCGAGCGCCACGACTCCTGAGCGGTCGAAAGAGCGCCACGGAGCCGGTTGACCTCGGCCCGCTGGGCTTCGATCTTGGCGTCCAGACCCTCGGGGATCTCGGCCGGCGCGTCTCGGAGCGTCTGATCGGCCGCCTGTCGCTTCGCCTTCTCGTCACGGTTCACTCCCGTGCGAGCGCGGAAGACGCAGTCCCGAATGGCTTGGATTCGCTGGAGAGGGTGAAGGTGCTCGAGCGGGAGGTTGTCGGCCACCACGATGCCCTTGAAGTCGCCCAGGATCTCGTCGACCCGCTCCTGTTTCCATTCGAGCTGGAGGCCGGCGAGAAGCATCTCGACCTGTTCCTTCGGCGCCGCGGTGAGGAACTTCGCTGGGTCGGCACCCTGGTCGGAGATCGTGCGGAGGTAGTCCCCGGGTTTCTTCATGGTTTCGAAAGCCGCCGAGTTCCCGATCCGAGACTTGATGACCGGAGTCTTCTCCGCGGTCTTCGTGATCCGCTTCTCCTCACCGTCCTGGCTCTTGAGAACCACCACGACCTCGGGCTCGCACGGCTCGCCGTCGACCACGCGCGCGATGTTGGCGAGGGCCGCGGATCCGAGGATCACGTTCTTCGCCGCGTCGAGCATCGAGGACTTCCCGATCCCGTTCTTCCCGGTGAACAGGGTGTAGTTCGGACCCAGTTCGACCTTCATGTCTTCGATCCCCTTGACGCCCTTGACGGAAAGGGACGTGGCGCGGAGGGTCTTGGTCTTGGGTTCCTGGAACAGGGGGGTGGTCATTGCTTGGGTTCCTGAGATGCGGTGTCGGTGTCGGGGTTGGAAGGATGGGCGGCCAGTTCGCGGGCGTTGACCCGTTCGGTTGACTGCCGAATCTGTTCGGCCTCTCGAAGGAGGTAATCGTCGTCGAGAATGGCTGGTTCGTTCATTGCTTCGGCTCCTTGATGAGAACGACGACAGTGGCGGCGCAGGCCCCCAGGTAGATCACCCATGACGGTGCGCCGGAGATGATGGCCACGACGCAGAGCATCGCGATTCCGGAAAAGGCGCGGATCATCAGTAAATCGTCTCCTCGTTTGGTCTTCGGTTCCTGAAACAGAGGGGCGGTGGTCATGGTCTTATGCTCCTTCTCGAAGATGCTCTTCCCGTTCCATCGGGTGCCGGGATACTCGGAGCGGTGGAGCGCGAGGATGGGTGCTTCGGCTTCCGCCATCGCGGCGTCGTAGGCCTTCTGGAGGCGAAGCAAGGCCGAGACATTCTTGACCGGCTGAATCTCGCTCAGCCGAATTGGGATCTCGACCACGGCCTTGTTGTTCTTGACGTAGTTGATCCGATTCGACAGCGGTTCGGTCAGCTTCTCGAAGTGCTGTTCGTGGTGGAGGCACCACATCCAGACATCTTCGCCAGCATTGAAGCGGGCGTCGATAGCTGCGATCTCGGTTTCGGTCAGTGGGGTCGGGGGGGTTGTCACTTCTTCGGTTCTCCTTGGGCTGGCACTTTGAAACTGTGGAACGTGTCCACGATCCGGTTCATGGAGGATCGCTTCCGATCTTGGTAGGTCGCCCACGCCTTGTTCCGGGCCTCTTCGGGAAGGTCCGCGATGGCGGCTTGAATCGACTCGATCTCCTCTATGGAGCCGTACTGCGCGGTGTGCGCCGCGGCGACGACGCGCTCGACCGGGACCGTGTTCATCTCGAAGCCGTACTTGTCGAGGAACCACTTCGCCGGATCGCCGTAGCCGAACAGGAACAGTGGAGAGACCTCCTTGCCGTTCGAATCGCTCAGGCCATAGGCGCCTTCCCCGGCGTACATGGTCGCGAGCACGGCGGCCGGTTCGTCGTCGATGCAGATGTGAATCTTGTCCGACGGATTGATGACCTCTGCCCACTTTTTCATTGAATCCCCTTCGCCTTGAGCGCGAATCCGCTCTCACGATCTGCTTGAATGGCCGCCTCGCACTCAGCGTGAGCGGCCTGAATCTCATCGAGGCACTGCGCGATCGAAGACTCGTACTTCGCCCGCTTGTCCTCGGACTTGATCTCCTCCTCGACTTCGGAGATCCACTCCCGCGCGCAGTTGGCGAGGTAGCGGTTCCCCGCCAGCTCGAAAGCGCGCTGCGCGGCGCGGAGGGCGAGAAGGCCGTCGCGTGTCGTCGGGTTCATAGGTATACCTTCATGGCTTTCTTTTCGGCCTTCTTCCTGGCGCGATATGTGCGAACCGATTCTCGGTTACAGAGACGACACAGTCCGGACGGGAACGCCCAATCGCCTTCCTTGGGGTGCCCATTGGAACAAGTCGAAGAGGATGCTGCTGTAGAGATCATCAAGACAGTGCCGCGACGACGAACTCTTGCAATGGAGGCCCACGTCCGATTCAGTTCTTTGGAAAGAGCTAGCACTGACTTTGGCGACGCCAAAATCAACTCTTGCTCTTGAACTGAGACCTTATGTCCAAGACGATGGCGGTTGCGATTCGTTCGGTCCTTGGCGTTGTCGGAAGCATCTCCGATATACAGGTGATCCGGGGCTACGCAAGCCTCGTTGTCGCAATGGTGAAGAACCCAACGGCCCTCTGGTATTTCGACCCCGTGGACAAGAACTGAAACATGCGCTGCCGTCAACTGCTTGCCGCCGACGGTAAGCTTGGGTCTTTGCGTCCGATAGTGTTCACCGTTGTTCTTTAGAAGGTAGCGACACCCTCTCTCATCTGGCGGACCGATCATGGCGAGAAACTTCTCGTAAAAGGTTGGCTTGGGTGGCTTGACTGGCGGTTCTTTCGCTTTAACCGCCTCAGAGAGATGATCCGCACGGACGCACAACTTGTTCAAGCACGAACGGTTCAGGTTCTTTCCCGGCGGCCGCCCGTGCTTCAATTCAAAGGCGAAGCGCGCCGCTAAAATCTGAGGCTTATCTTCATTCTCTTGCCAAACCGGGTATCCGCTGGTGGTCAGAGCACCCGTCCAGAGCCAGCATTCTCCGCTCGGGCGCACAAGTTTCCAGAATCTTGAAGCTGGAGACCGGAGCGGGTTGCGGCGTGTGTAGTAGCGCATCATTGGACAGTGCCAGAGTTTTTCATACTTTGTTCAGCCACGCAACAACTTTCTCAAAGTTTCTCTTGCGTCATCTGTTCGACTTGTGCTTATAATCGTTCTCACGATGAAACAACTACAACGACACCGAGAGTCAATGGGCCTGCTTCCAGAGGACGTTGCGAAGCGTTCTGGAGTTCATGTCCGCACGATCAAGGAGCTGGAGGCTGGCGACGAACGCAAGGTCCAGTCCAGGGTCCAGCGCGGTATCGCGAAGGCCCTCGGGGTGAAGCCGATAACTCTCTTCACGTCGGAGGGCTTTGCGCGATGAGTCCTGACCCTCTCACCGTTTCCCAGCGCGAGGCCATCCACGAGGTCCAAATGAAGCACCTGCGGGAAACCATGAAGCGGAATGAGCAGGTCGCGAAGAAGATCGAAGCCCTCGAGACGCGCGAGTTCCGGGCGTGGTTCGTCGCGTTCATCTCTTTCTGCCTCGCGGCCCTTTGCCTGATGCTCTTCGTCCGGGCCCGGTACGGCACGAAGGCGTCCGACCTCACCATCGACAACGGAACCGGGTCCAATTCCCGGACGCTTTACTGCGCCAAGAAGGACGGGGAGTGGATCTGCGAGTACGACATCAAGAAGCTTGAGGCCGAGGTGGAGCCGGAGCCGACGTCGTTTGGCACGCAGCCGGAGAGGGTGGAACTGTGAGCAAGCACACGCCGGGGCCGTGGAAGTGGTGGACAACCCATGAGGGATCACACCGGATCAATCCAGAAGAGGGCGGTTTGGTGATCGCGTCGTGTGATACGCGAAACCCGTTCAGCTATGAGCAAGAAGCCAACGCCCGCCTGATCGCCGCCGCACCGGATCTGCTTGCCGCTTGCATTCGCGGGCGTCAGAAGCTTGCCACCTACCGGGGCGTCTTCGCAGGAGACCGTGAGCTTGAGCATCTGCTGGTTGCATGGGACGCCGCGATCGCCAAAGCCGAGGAGGCCGAATGAAACTCGCTATCTGGGCGGCAACGCTGTCGATCCTCACGTCCACCGTGGTGATCGTGGGCACTGGTATCGTGCGCCTCACAGAGCCGCGCGGTCTGCGGACAGTCAACCCATCCTCCTTAACCTCTGCTGGGGTAAAGGCCCCACGTTCTGAGCACGGCGCTCCGGCGCTTCCATTGGGACCGTCGAGAGACGCCCACCCGGCACGCCCCTCCTTCGTGAACCCCACCGCCGGGAACGTGGAGCGCCGTGCTCAGACCGTAAACCGGGCAATCTCCGCTGCCGGCCTGTGTGGCGTACCTACAGGCATCGGCCTACGCCTCTTCGCCCGAGAATCCGGCCTCCGTCAGTTCGACGCCCGCGGGCGCCTGCTCGTCTCGGCCTCCGGTGCGGTCGGGGTCGGCCAGATCAAGCCATCCTCGGCCGCCGAAGTGAGCCCCACGCTCGATGTGCGCGACGAGTGGCAGAACATGGTCGCGTCCATGTGCTACCTGTCGTCGAGGCGCGGGACGTGGCGGGAGAAGGTGCTCGCGTACCGGGTCGGGGCATCGGGGGTTCGCACTCCGGCCGCGCACGCCTACGCTGATGTGATTCTGGAGGGGCATGATGAAAACTGAGGAACTTTCCTATCAAGGCTTCTTGGACGCCAAGGCCCAAGCCGGTGAAGGGTCCGGTTTCGTTGAAGACAACCTGCCTACCTTCATGTTTGAATTCCAGCGGTTCCTTGTCACGTGGGCGTTGAAGCAGGGCCGCGGGGCGATTTTCGCGGATTGCGGGCTCGGGAAAACGGTGGTGGAGTTAGTGTGGGCCGAGCGCACGGCGCGACGCACGAACAAGTCGACCCTCATCATCGCTCCCCTCGCGGTCACAAACCAGACCGTCCGCGAGGCGGCCAAGTTCGATGTCGAATGCAAGCGAACCGAGAAGATCTCCGGCGCCTCGGTGGTGGTGACGAACTATGAACGGCTCCATCACTTCAACCGGAACGACTTCGGGGCCGTGGTGTGCGACGAGTCCTCGGCCATCAAGTCGTTTGACGGTGAGCGGCGCGCACAGGTAACCGAATTCATGCGGACGATCCCCTACCGCTTGCTCTGCACGGCCACGGCGGCGCCGAACGACTTCGTGGAACTTGGGACCACGAGCGAGGCCTTGGGCGAGATGGGGTACATGGACATGCTTGGCCGGTTCTTCAAGAACGACCAGCACAGCTCGCACCCGAACCGAAAATGGGCCGGAGGCGCGAAGTGGCGTTTCAAGGGGCACGCCGAAACCCCGTTCTGGAAGTGGGTATGTTCGTTCGCTCGGGCCTGTCGCAAGCCTTCGGACATTGGATTCTCGGATGATGGTTTCAACCTTCCGCCGCTGACTCAGACGGAGCACATCGTAGAGGCGCGCAAGCTCGCGCCTGGGTTCCTGTTTTCGATGCCGGCGCGGAACATGTTCGAGGAGCGCGAGGAACGCCGCCGCACGATTCAGGAGCGGTGCGAGAAGGCTGCGGCACTCGTTGCCAACACCGGCAAGCCCGCCGTGATCTGGTGCCACCTGAACGACGAGGGTGATCTCCTGGCCGACATGATCACGGATGGCCGGCAGGTGAGCGGATCAACGCCAGACGAGGAGCGCGAGGAAATCTACGAGGACTTCGTTACCGGGAAACTCCGCGTCCTCATCATCAAGCCCAAGGTCGGAGCCTGGGGACTCAACTGGCAGCATTGCGCCCACGTGGTCACCTTCGCATCTCACTCCTATGAGCAGTTCTATCAGGCTGTGCGGCGATGCTGGAGGTTCGGCCAGAAGAACCCGGTACAAGTTGACCTCATCCTCACCGAGGGTGAGCAGAACGTCAAAGAAAACCTTCAGCGCAAATCCGACAACGCGGACCGGATGTTCGCGGAATTGGTCGTTCACATGAACGCCGCGCTCAAGATCGACCGTCAAGCCGCTTTCACAAGGAGAATCGAGGTCCCGAAATGGCTATAGCCGACCAGAAGATCACGGACAACTACGCCGCATACTCCGGCGATTGCATGGAGGTCATGCCGAAGTTCCCGAAGGGCTCGATGCATCTTTCGATCTACTCGCCACCATTCGCTGGCCTGTATCACTACAGCTCTAGCGATCGTGATCTTAGCAACTCGAAGGACTATCCCGAGTTCTTCAAGCACTACGGGTTCATCGTGGAGGAGATTCACCGGCTCACGATGCCGGGTCGGTCCACGGCGGTTCACTGCATGGACGTTCCTTCGGGCAACTCCGGCCGCGACCATCTGATGGACTTCCCGGGCGACATCATCCGCCTGCACGAGAAGATCGGATTTAGGTACACGGGGCGCTACCATATCTGGAAAGAGCCCTTGACGGTTCGGAACCGGACCATGACGAAGGCCCTATCGCATCGCTCGATCGTGGAGGATTCTTCGCGCTGCACAGTGGCCAGTGCTGACTACCTGCTTCTCTTCCGCAAGGACGGAGAGAATCCAGTTCCGGTGACTCATCCGGTCGGGCTCACCGAGTATGCCGGGGAGCGAGAGATCCCGCACGAACTTGCCCCCTATCGCGGATGGAAGGGCAAGCAGACCGAGAACCGCTATTCCCATTGGATCTGGAGGCAGTACGCCTCGGCCTTTTGGGACGACATTCGCCTTGACCGCGTGCTGCCGTTCCAGCCCGCCAGAGACGATCAGGACGAGAAGCATGTCCACCCGCTTCAGCTGGACGTGATCGACCGGGCTGTGACGTTGTGGTCGAACCCTGGAGAGAACGTGTTGACCCCGTTCATGGGCGTGGGTTCCGAGGTCTATGGCGCCGTGATGAACGGCCGGCGAGGGATTGGGATCGAATTGAAGCCGAGCTACTATCGCCAAGCCGTGAAGAACCTTGACTCCGCGGCGCTCGCCGTTGCGGACCAGCGACCCAAGACCCTATTCGACTCCGAGGAGGTCACCGCATGAAGACCGAGGATCACCACATGAAGGCGGCGAAGTGCGAGGCCTGCGGGGCTGACGGCCCGCTCTCGCTGGACGACCACGGCGCCCAGGTACTGGCCCGTGCCCTTGACTGGGCTGAAGAGCAAGGCGTCACCAGATGCCCGCCTTGCAGGGAGGATCGGAAGCGGTGATTTCAAAGCCCATCCTGTTCAGCGGCCCGATGGTCCGCGCCATTCTCGAAGGCCGGAAGACGCAGACGCGGCGCGTCGTGAAGCCTCAGCCGGTGGGAGGTGATCGGATCGTCTACGACACCTTCAACGAGGAGTTCGTCGTGGGCCGCATGCGCGACTCAGAAAACGCTTGGACGAAGCTGCGACCAAGATTCGAGGTCGGCTCCGAGATGTGGGTCCGCGAGACGTGGAACGGAACTCAGGGAGAGGGTGTCGCCTATAGAGCCACGGAGCCGCAAATGGACGGCGAACCGTGGCGACCGTCCATCTTCATGCCCCGTTGGGCCTCCCGCCTGACCCTGACCGTCAAGGATGTCCGCGTGGAGCGGTTGCAGGACATCAGCGAGGCGGACGCGATTGCCGAGGGAGTCTCGTGGCCGGATGGAGCGCAGGACCAGAACGTCAGGAAGTGGGGCGTGCCGCAGACCGCGCGAATGGCCTACGCCGACCTGTGGGAGTCCATCAACGGCACCGGCTCATGGGACGCGAACCCCTGGGTGTGGGTCTATGTGTTCGAGGTGAAGCAATGAGCGAGACGAAGCACACGCCGTGGCCTTGGTTCCAGTCGCACCGAGAGAAGCCGAACGGGATGTTCAGCACCGAGGTGTACGACAAGGAGGGACAAGTCATCTGCGTGCTCGCGTGGCACGCGGTTTCCTACGAGGGCGGTGTCTACACGGACCGAGAGGCTAACGCCCGCCTGATCGCCGCAGCGCCGGATCTGTTGGAGGCTCTGAAGGCGGCGCTTGGTCATTGTGACTGTTCCGATGCTACCGGGCGCGGTTTGATCCCATGCTCAGAGGCCAATCCATGCGCGGGGTGTTACACGGCACGAATGGGAGCGGCCGCCATTGCCAAAGCAGAGGGCCGCGATGTCTAGCACTGACGCATTCAAGCCGAAGCCTGTTATCTGGGTCGTCTACTGGTGGTGGATCTGCGACGGCAAGCGTTACGCCACACAATTCGACACGTGCACAACTCGCTCCGCTGCTGAGCACGCGAGAGGGCGGATCGTGGCAGACGGCGTCAAGTACGGCAATCAGGGCGCTCAAGTCCGGTTTGTCTCTCCTGTCCTGAGGTACCGATTCGATGCCTAGCCCCTCCACCCTGACCATCAGCGGCGAGACGCACACCCTCGCCGCATGGTCCAAGATCTCGGGCATCCCGTACAACACGATCCACCAGAGGCTCCAGCGGGGCATCAGGGCCTCCGATGCGGTCTTCGGGGAGCGTTACTCGACGTACCGACTGGAGGGCGGGCAGACCGCGCACCGAAAGCGCAGGAAGGGCCAATCGTACCCGGTCGGACCTCTCCCGCAGTGGGGCGGGGTTGTGTCCATAACCTTCAGGAGCGCGGCGTGAAGCAGTTGCCACTCGTCGGGATAGAGACGGCCTCGGACATACTGTCAGAGCACCACTATCTCGGCCCGCGGCCGCGCGGCGATGTCTTCATGGACGAGGCGGGAGTTATCACGGTCGGATCGCCTACCGCGCGCAACCTCCCGCAACACTGGAAAGAGCTTTCTCGATGGTGCATCGTGGACCGATCCAAGAACGCCGGGACGAAGCAGTGGGCGCGATTCGTTCGATGGATGCGCGAGAAGTATCCGACCTGTACCACCATCGTCTCGTACAGCGATCCGTCGGTCGGTCACACCGGTGCGCTCTATCGTGCCTGTAACTGGCTCTGGGCTCCAACCTGGCACCGCCTTCAGCCTCCTCCGACCGGATGCGGATCTTGGGACGGAAAGAAGAGCAGCAGCCCGAAGGACCGATGGGTCTTCCCGCTAGCTCCTGATCCAGCTCGAGCTGCGGTCCTTTCGCTGGAGCGTCACGGTTCGGTCTATTCGCGGTGGCCGTGGGCTTCCTATTCTGAGCCACGATGGCGGCGTGGCGTTCCGCACGGCGGCGGCGGCGACTATTCGAAGTTTAGGAGGGCGGCGTGACCCGCCGAGAGCTTCAGCGCCTCGCCCGAGCTCGCCGGTATCAGGACGGCGACTGCGTCTCCTGCGGGATCGAGCCCCGCGGCGAGGGAGTCCTCTGCGAATCCTGCCGGGAGCGAAACAACGCCCGCAGGAGAAGCGGGGCGCAAGCCGGCCGACCGAAGGGCCGGGGATGGTCCGTCGATGAACTGAGGACAAGGAGAGCGGCGTGAAGTTGCTGGCCGAGTGGTTTTGGATGGAACGCTGGGACGGTTCCAGCGCGGCCCTCCTTCCGATGGAGGCCCAGGGCATCTACAGGGCGATGCTCTCCCACGCATGGCGCCGCGGCGCTCGCCTCCCGACCGATCTTGAAGAGATCCGGCTCATCATTCGATGCCGCGAGGAGGAGTGGAAGCGATCTTGGCCGAAGGTCCAGAAATACTGGAGGAACGACGGGGATTCTCTGGTCAACGACACCCAACTTGAGGTCTATTCTGAGGCGATGGAAAGGGCCATGAGGGCTAAGGCTCGGTCTGAATCAGCAGCTCAAGCATCAGCTCAAGCTCGTGCTCAAGCTCGTGCTAAAGCAGAGCGTCAAGGTAGCTCAAAACGCAAGCTCAAGCAGAGCCCTCCGTCTCCGTCTCCGTCTCCGGTACAGATTAACGGAACAACAACAACACGCGCGGGGAAGAAGATCGCCACCATCGAGACCCGAACGGCGATCCAGCAGGCCGTGTTCGAACTATCGGAACTGACCGGGGTCGACTACCTGCGCGTCCTTGAACGGGCCACCAGCGGCCACCTGAGGACGGGTAAGAAGCGGTGCGAGCCGTGCCTTGACCTGGGGCGTATCTCTCAGGACCACGCTGATCGGACCTTGCTCGACGTGAACACGGCTCTGGCGATGGAGAGGTCCCGATGAACAAGTACCGAGCGAAGAAGATCACCGCGGACGGGATCCAGTTCGACTCGCTCATTGAGCACCGCCGATACCAGGAGTTGAAGCTCATGGATAGGGTCGGGGAGATCCGAAACCTTATCGTCCATCCGAAGTACCCGCTGGTGGTATACGCAGTCACCAACGTCGGAACCAAGATCTGCGAATACGTGGCCGATTTCGAGTACGAGCGCCGCAGCGTCATCGACCGGAACCTCTGGCTGAAGGTGACGGAGGACGTGAAGGGAATGCGGAGTGGGCCCGCCTGGACGACCTTCCGGATCAAAGCGAAGTTGTTCGAGGCCCTGATGGGGCGCCCGGTGGAGATCTATCCTCTGGCCCTGCTGAAGCCCAGAAGGAGACGCTGATGCCGGCGCCGCCCAAACCCGCCAGAAGGCTTCCGAAACCCCGCAAGCCTCTCAAGCGGAGCCTCAAGCCGATCGAGCGCCGATCCCGGCCGGCCGCGGTGCGTCGAACCTCGAGCGGACAGAAAAAGCACGCCGCGGATCTGGCCTGGTCGAAGGCGGTCAGGGCGAAGGGCCCGTGCTTTGCCCTCGGAAAGGTCTACCCCGCTTTTCGAGACGGTGGACTTTGGACTCATTCGTTTTGCCAAGGCCCGATTCAAGCCTGTCACATCCACTCCAGGCGATACCTCGCCACCCGCACCGATGAACGCAATGGAGTTCCGATGTGCGCGTTCATGCACGACTGGTTCACCGCTAGGCCAGAAGACTGGAAGACGTGGATTTCGGAGCAGATCGGACACGAGCTCTACGAAGAATTGCGCCAGAAGGCCCTGGCGGGTTCGAAGGCAAACGAAAGCGAGGCCGCATGAAGAAACAAGCGAAGGCGAAGTTGCCGAAGGTGTGGGTGGCGCTAGATGAGAATGGGGTCACGTGGTGTGGGCATGATCGGGATTATGCCGACCACGCCGGGTTCACACTTCACCAGTACACCCCCGTCCAGCCGCCGCGCCGGTGCGTGTGGGGGTGGGATCAGACTACTGAGTTTTGGGAGTCGGGGTGCCTGAATGCGACGTCGCGCCCGCCAGAGAAGTTCTGCCCCTACTGCGGCGGGCGAATCGTGAGGAGGGTGAAATGACCGAAGCGAAGCGGTGTTTGCCGGAGTGTCCGAGCATTTCGCAATGGCTCGAATCAATCACCGTAACCGGGCAAACTCCGAAGCATGCCCCCGGCTGCCCCAACGCCGCCCCCAAGGCCAGCGAAGCGCCGAAGGAAGTTGAAGCGAATGCGATCCTGCCATACAGCGAACTGCCGAACCATTCGCTGCGTATCTACACCGCCCCGGTGTCCGAGCGGGTTGCCATTGTGGTTCCAGACTTCACCGAAGCCATTTTGAAGTCTCGCCCGGTACCCGACAAAGGGGCCGAGGTGGAGCCGGTGACCGAGGCAGAAGCGGATAAGTCAACGCTCAGAATCCTCCGCGCCCGTCTGGCCAAGGTGGAGGCGGATGTTGACTTCCAGCGCATCACCAACCTGACGAACACGAACCTCTCGCTGATCGCTGAGCATGACGCCCTCCGCGCCGACCTCGCCGCAGCCGATCAGAACCTCAAGACCATGCTCCAAGCAGCCGGGGAAGAGGCCGAGCGGCAACTCGCCGCCGAGAAGGCCCGCGCCGACCGGGCCGAGGCGCGGGTGAGGGAGTTGGAGGATGAGATTGTCGCTTGGAGAAACGCTCAAGCGGTGAAGTTCTTGGGTGAGGCGGGAGAGGTAGAAGCACGACCTCGGCGGTGGCAGGCAGAGGTAAAGCTGAATGGAGTCGCTGACGCCATCCTCGCCACCCGCGCCCGCAAAGGTAATAATATAGTTGACGCACCATGCGGTGCGCCTGTATTGTCGCCGGTACCGTGTCAAGGAAGTGCCGAGGAGGGTTCCGAAGGGGATACGGAATCTCCTAGGCGGGTCAGCTACTTCTCTAAAGTGGTTGGCCCGGTTACGGGTCCGTTCGAAGACCTCAGAATTTGTTTCGGAAGTTCGACGGCGGATCCTCGGGCTCCAGCACAGACCGGAGATCTATCCGTTCGTACCTGTGCGCGTTGTGGCAATGTTCACACTCAACCTCTAATCCTTCCAGAGGCCAGCCACGAGCAACAGCAACAAGGTCACCATCATCTCGTTTTGGAATCTCCTCCCGGCCATACTTCAGAAGGATCCGCGTCGAGCAATCCGGCGTCTTGCAGTCCACGGACACGTACCAGTGTCGAGCCATCCGCCGACTCTACGGGGGAACCTTCCGACCCCCAAGCGCGTCTCAATGACGGTACGAAGTCATGAAACCGGAGGTGTCGAAGCGAGGCGTAGAGTCCGATCCAAGGGCGGAGATCGTCCGCGTTCTCAGCCGGATAGTTCGCCAAAATCGGTGGGGTATCGCAATGGATGAAGCATATGGGGACGAGAGTTACGACGCTGGGAAGACCTCATATGCGGTCGCCGCGGTCCTCGGATCGGAGAGAGAATGGGAGGCCGTTCAGATTGATTGGCTGAAGGTAACCAAAGGGATTCCATTTCACGCCACCGACTGCGATAGCGATCGAGGCGACTACAAGCCCTTTTCGCATGAAGAGAACAAGGCGACCTACAGAGCGGTCTGCCGAGTCGTTAGGGATTCGAATCTGGTTGCCTACGCTGCGGCCTTCGACTTGAATGCGTTTGTTCGAGTCTTTCCAGAAACCGTTAAGACCTCGGTTCACTTCTATTGCGTCTTCCGTGTTCTGAAAGAAATCGCGGAGTGGACGCGGCTTTCTCTCTCACAAGAACAGGTCAAGGTAACTTTCGACCAGAACGAAAATACCGATCACAGCGTGAGCATGGTCTATGACCAGATGCGAAGGTCCAAGAATTGGAGTGCCGCTTCCTTCTTGGCGTGCGACGAAATCAGCTTTGCAAACTGGAGGAAGAATCCGAGGCTTCAGATCGCCGATTTAATCGCTCACGAAGCAATGAAGCACATGGTCAACGTCGCAGCGGGAAGCCCTCGTCCGACTCGGGGCTCCCTAAGGATTTTAGACAACGCAAAGCGCGTCTTCATGGACATGCTTCAACAAGGCTTCTTCGAAGGCTGGAAGAACAGCATCTCCGGGAGAGAGCCGAAGTTTTTCGCGCTGTATGAGAAGTGGCTTGCTACCGAAGGCCTGACCGTAGACAACATGACCAACCGGCTGATGTTCAATGCCTGGGTTGATTCGGTCGGTCAGGACTTCTGACCCATGTTGAATCTTGCTGCCCAGGGCCTAGAGTCCCAGAAACGCTCCCTTGCGGAGCCTCGTCTCTGGAGCCTGCTAGACATCATGAAAGAACTCGACACATACGACCTTTCGCTGACGCTTCACTCAATGTATGCACAGATTGACCTGTTGCGTGCGGATATTCGTAACGGCAGTCGCGATCCAATCGAAGGCGAGAACCTGACGACCCTCAAGTCGCTCTTCGACCGTTTCGAAAAGTATGCGGAGAAGATCGGCTTCAATGATCTTCAAGGAACAGTGCGGACTGCTCAGTCCGCATTCATGCACGATAGGAGCACCACGGCCCACGGAGCGTTGGCTCACGTTGAACAGATTCAAGGGGCTTTCTACCGAGACATTACCGAACGCAGGTTCATTCCGGTAGAAGCTGGGATGTCGCAGTTCGTGGAATCATCCGCTCTCTTTGGTGAGGCTGTTTCCACAGTTTTTCCTGCGGCCGGGGACGATATCCGAGAGGCTGGAAACTGTTTGGCCGTCGAAAACAGTACTGCCGCCGTGTTCCATCTGATGCGGGCGGTAGAAGTCGGTCTCGTTTCGCTCGCCTATCACTTCAAGATTCGCAAGGGCAGACACAACAAGAAGTATGTCCCAATCGAAAATCTCGACTGGCAAGGAATCCTTCAGAAGATCGAGATTGTGGTTACGAAGAAGACGAACGGGATCCGACGAGGGAAAGCGAAGGACGCTTTTTCAAGCAGGTATCAAGGCATCCTGATGGAGATTCGCGGCTTCAAAGATGCCTTCAGGAACCAAGTGTCGCATGCACGAGTTGTCTATTCTCAGCCGGAAGCCATGAGACTCAAGGGGCATGTTGAGCGCTTCATGGTTGACCTATGCAAGGACGTAAAGCAGCCTGGACACCTATCTTTTTGATGTCTCCTTGTGCGCCTTCCATGCTGCTTCCCGTCTCTCTAACTCTTGCTTGGAAATGGTCAAGATCTTCCGTGTGGCTTCCTTCATCTTCTGGAAGCCCTTCCCCGCATCAACTAGCTTTTCGTCTGCTTTCACGTTTCTGTTTCCCCCTTCGGAGCATCGGCCACGACCTACGCCATGACCGCCGTTTGATCCAAGTTCTTTCCGGTCAGGGCGTCAAAGGTCAGGCGCTTGCCAATGACGCCCTTGAGCGCCGCCACGAAGCGGAGCGCATCGGTCCACTTCCGGTTGTTGAAGCGGAACGCCTGCTCATCAAGGTAGCGGAACAGATGGAAGGGCTCGACCGAAACGTAGGTGCCCTTCAGAGCCCTCTTGAGGAGGGACCAGAAGTTCTCCATGCCGTTGGTGTGGATCTTCCCGTCAACGTATCGCTCGGCGTGGTTGATGACGTTGTGGACGTATCCAGAGAGCCCAGAGTAGGCCCCGAACTCGTCGGTGTACACGGTGGAACCCGCCTCGACGTTCTCGCGGATGTTCCCCTGGATGGCTCCGCGCTTGACGGACGGAGCCACCGCGACCTTGACGCGGGAATGCGCGTTGTGGGTGGTGCGCTCAAGCAGGCCCATGACAGCGACCTTGCCAGCCATGCCGGTCTTGGCCTGAATGATCCGGTCCTTGCGCGACTGGTGCATGAAGCGGGCCTTGCCGCCGATGTAGGTCTCGTCCACTTCGACCTCACCGCCGAACTTGTCGAAGCCTTCGCCCTGGAGGGCGAGCCGCACGCGATGGAGCATGAACCACGCGGTCTTCTGAGTGACGCCGAGGGCACGGGCCACTTCGTAGGAGGAGACGCCGTTCTTGCAGTTGGCGATGAGCCAAACGCAGGGGAGCCACTTCTCAAGCGAGATAGGGGAATCCTCGAACGCGGTGCCGACCTTAACGGAGAACTGCTTCCGGCATTCCTTCTCCATGCACTTCCAGATACGGCGGGAGGACAAGAAGGAATTGCGGGCCGACTGGCAATAGGGGCACTTCACGCCGTTCGGCCAGCGCATCTCGGTCATGAAGACGAGAGCGTTATCGGCGTCCGAGAAGTACGCCACGGCATCAATCAGGGTCTCGGGGATTCGGTTCGCGGTTTCCATGTACCGAACAATACACAGTTCGACGTGGTGTGTCAACTATATTATTACCCTCGCCGGCCTGCGGGGCGCGGGACGTCGTAGCTTTGCTGAATCCCGCGAACGGGAGCGCCCCGGGAACGTGACCGCCCCGGGGCGCTTTCAAGTTCTAGACCACGCTTTGCTCGCCCATCACCGTGATCGTGATCGCATTCGCAGCTGAAGCAAGTC